GTCTGACCATCATCCAGGCAGGCGGCGGAGGGTTGGCATGATTTCTACTGACATCACTGGTGGGGTTGGTGGAGATGCGGCACAGGTGTTCAACCTGTTGGCAGTGGTTGCGAACCCGGATGCGTACGGTGCGAAACTCAAGGCTCTGGTAGAGGCCACCGAAGAGAACAAGAAATTTGTTGCTCTGGTGGCTCCTGCTTCTGAAATCTTGAAGATCCGTGAGGACATCAAGACGGATCAGGCGCAGGCAAAGCAAGAGATTGCAGACGCCAAAGCCGAAGCCACAAAGATCAAGGCAGATGCCAAGGCTGCTGCCAAGGTGACGACGGACAAGGCCGACAAGGCGCTTGCTGACGCGCAGGAACAGGCTGCAAAGTTGATGGCAGAGGCACAGAAGGAACTGGCTGATGCCAAGTCTTCCAACGCTGCGCTGAAGGCCCAGACCGCCGCTGCGTCCGCTGCTGAGAAGTCCGCGCTGGCACGGGCGGATGAGTTGGCAAAGATGGTGTCTGAGGCTCAAGCAGAGCGTGACGCTGCTGCGGCAGAACGCAAAGCACTTGCCGCCAAGGTTGAGGCGTTTGCCAAGGGGCTGTAAATGACGGGTATCGTTGATTTCCGTACCGAGTTACTTGACGAGGACGGCAATCCGATCACCGCCTCTAACCCGCTGCCTGTCACGGGCGGTGGGGGCGGGGGTGGCAGCGCACTTTCTGACACTGTTTTTGTTGACTCCACGGGGCAACTGTTTGTCTACCGAGACACCGGCTCAGGTACGCCCAATGCCTATGAGATACCGGCCTGGACCCTTTACACGCCGGTCGGGGCTGTTACAAGCGCATCAGCGGGTAACGCCGCCGCAAGCGCTACGGGTTCAGCAGTTCCGGGCTCTGCGGATTACGTGGGCTTCAACTCTGGTGGTAACCTTGTTGGAGTAAGTTCGTCCAACCCGTTCCCTGTGACGGTTGGAAATTTCCCGGCTACGCAACCTGTCAGTGGGTCGGTGAGCGTCAGCAACTTCCCGGCTACGCAAGACGTAAACATCGTTGGCGGCTCAGGCGGCAACGCTGCGGCAAGCGCAACCGGCAGTGCAGTCCCTGCGTCCGCTGATTACGTTGGCTACAACAGTGGCGGCAACCTTGTCGGTGTGAGTTCTGCCACGCCGTTGCCGGTTAACGTGGTGGCGGGGTCTAGCGGCAACGCGGCGGCAAGCGCAACGGGCGCAGCGGTCCCTGCCTCGGCGGACTACATCGGCTTCAACGTCGGTGGAAATTTGACGGGAGTAAGCGAAACCACCCCCCTGCCTACGTCTGACGCAGCAGCGGAGGAAACCCGCCAAAGCATGTCGCTGCTGCTGGTGCGGATGTTGAACTACTTGAATGCCCCGATGGGGTATGACAAGAGTTTGCAGCGCCAGCGCGGTACGGTGGTGGTTGAAACGCTTCCGACATTGGCAGCAGTTACGACGGTCGCGACAGTCACCAACGTCACATCCCTGAACAACATTGACACTTACAACGCCCGCATGACTGTGCTTGATGCCAACCGCGTAGCATGGGCGCAGTGTGTACGCGCAAGGATTACCTAAATGGCAAACACGTTCAAAAAGGTCATTGACACGCTGGTGTGGCGGCAAGTTCCGCCGATGCCAAGCGCCCATGCGGCAGCGGTCAGTGTGTGCAGCGATCTGCGTTCTGACATCTCGCGGAATCCGTTCGTGTACCAATTGGTATCGGCGGCGATCCTGAACCGATTCAATATCGTCACCAAAGGATCTTCTTTTGTAGTCAACCCCGGCCTGGGCGGCACCTTCGGCGCTGGTGCAGCGTCGGCGTTTATTCCATCGTTTGGTTTGGTTGGAACGATTGCCGCTGGCGCTACGACAACTTCGGTGACGCTATCCACCGCGCTGCCCACGGCACCCGGTTTGAATATGTTTGCCAACCGTGGAGGTTCAGGTGAGTATGGGTTCAAAATTCGCATCATTGACAATGGTGCGGGTGGGTCTGGTAAAACCGCAGAACGCTACATCACGGGTAACACGGCCAGCACCACACCGGTTATTACGGTGCTGTCGTCTTTTGGGTTTACCCCCGTTACGGGGTCGCGCTATGAGATTGTGGCGGGCCGGGTAGCGATGTTGTCTGCGGGTGCGCTGGCTGCAACGTCTTGGCGGTCGTTTGAAGTAGCGACCAATACCCTTGCGTCTATGACGCAGACCAACCTTCCGGCAACCATCGGTACGGACTCAAGCCTGATGGTGCTGGACGAGCAGTACACGCCTTACGACAACTCTCCCGGCGACGGCATGATCAAGGGGGCGTACAACTACGACACGGGGGTTGTTTCTCGTTACGCCCTGACCGCCACGGCCACGGCAGCAGGCACGCTCACTGGTCAGGCTACGTTGGGTGATTCAGGCGTTGTTGCCAACGAGTACCGCAACTTCCAGATCAGAATTGTTGAGGACACCACCAACGTCACGGCTGTTGGTCAGCGCCGCATCATCGCCTCGCACACCGCAGGACCGTCCCCTGTGTACACGCTGGGCAGCAACTGGACGGTCACGCCGAGCAGCACGGCAAAGTACGTGATTGAGTTGCCGAACCTTGTGTTGCTCCGCAGCACGGCTACCACCACGGTGTATACGTACAACTACACCGATGCCACGATCAACAACGGCACCAACAGCATCACAGCCAATGCCTGGAGTACGACATACTTCGGCGCGGCTCCTGCGGCTAACGCTGCGGGCGGCATGTGGGCGCCGTCTTTTGGTATCCAGCCTGACGCAAACCGTTACGCTCGACAGTCCTTCTGCTACTTCTTCCGAGGCGGTGCTGCTACGTTGGATGTGCTGGATATTGCAGCCAGTATCACCGGCACATGGACAGGAGCAATCACTTACGACGGCTCACCGGGCGCATTTCCTGCCACGGGATCAGGCGGGTGCTACAGCCCGTTTGACAACGAGGGCCGCATGTTCTACATGAACCTGTACGTGGCATCGCAAATTTCGCAGATGTACCGCTTTGACGTTCAGAATCGCGTGATGTCAGCCTTTACGCCGACCGACTTTTTGCAGGCTGGCACTGCGGCGCTAGGGAATCGGGTGGCGTGTTACTGCGCCCTTGACGGCACGGACACTTACGACACGGTGTTCTTGCAGTCGCATCTTTCCACAATCGCACAAGAATGCGTGGTGCTGGTATGACGCTGGCCGAACTGATTCAGTTGGTGAGCTACAAGTTGGCGGCGCTGAACTCAGCGCGTGCGTCAGCAGTAGCGGTAGGCGATCTGAATCAGGTCGTGAACATTGACGCGCAGATCTCGCAGACGCAGATCACGCTGGATCAGTTGAGGTCGATCAATGGCTAAGACACCTGCTTGGACCCGCAAGGAAGGCAAATCCGAAGCCGGAGGCTTGAATGCCAAAGGCCGTGCTTCCTACAACCGCGCCAACCCTGGCAAACCTGGGCTGAAGGCCCCGCAGCCCGAAGGTGGCCCGCGCCGTGATTCATTTTGTGCCCGGATGAAGGGCATGAAGGCTAAACTCACCAGCGAGAAGACGGCCAAGGATCCGAACTCTCGTATCAACAAAAGCCTGCGGGCATGGAACTGCTGACATGGAATCCTTGGTCTGGAACACAATTCTCACGGTCCTACTTGGCGTGGTGGCATATCTCATGATGTCAAAATTTGCTGAACTAGACAGGATCAGTATCCTGCTCAACAAGACGCGGGAAGAGATTGCGCGGGATCACATCACACGGGCAGAGTTCCGGCAGGACATGGGCAAGTTGTTCGACAGGTTCGACTTGCTAGAGAAGAAGTTGGATGGTCTGCGTGAACGCAGAGCGCCAGGGAACTGAAGTGCCTATCAAGTCGGAAGCTCAGAGGCGGTTGATGTATGCTGCCATGAAAGATCCCAAGGGTACAGGCATCCCCCGTAGCGTTGCCGAGAAGTTTGTCGGGCCAAAGGCCCATAAGGAGTCTGATATGAAGAAACCTATGCCTGCCTTCCTGATGAAGAAGGACGACAAGAAGCCCAAGAAGATGATGGGCGGCGGCGCGGCCTACGCCAAGGGCGGCGGCGTGGAGTCCAAGGGCAAGACCAAGGGCAAGATGGTGAAGATGGCAATGGGCGGCAAAGCCTGCTAAGGAGTAGTCATGAAGAAGCGTGGATTCCGGTACGACGAAGGCGGTGAAGTAGAAATGGAAGAGGGTTCTGGCGGCTACGGTGCGCTGTCTGAGCCTGAGCCTGCTGCCGAAAAACCCAAGTCTTTTAAGGAAGCCTTCGCAGAAGCGAGGGCCGCTGGCGACAAGACCTTCATGTTTGGTGGCAAGAAGTACACCACTGAAACTGCCGGGGGAAAGCGCTCTGAACCTGTTGGCCGCCCTCGCGGTGAAAGTGGGCCGGTTTCCACAACCCGACAGATGGCTGATCGCGCAGCAGCAGATACCCAGAACGCTCGGGCAGCTTCGGAGCGCCGTACGGCGGCAGCTAGGGAGGCGGAGTCTGAGCGTTCTCGTGAATCTCGTCGCGCAACCCCCCCGGGCACAGCGCAGAAGCGTGGAGTTGTGAGCATGGCGGGAGTAAACCCAAAGACGTTGTTGCCGGGGCAAGGCTACGCCAAAGGCGGCTCCGTCCGTGGCGACGGCTGCGCTCAGCGCGGGCACACCAAGGGTAAGGTGTACTGATGCGCGCAAGTAGGGGCATGGGAGCAATCAGGGATGAACTCAAACGTCCTAAGAAACTTGCCAAGGGTGGTGGACTGTATGAGAACATCCATGCCAAGCGTGCCCGCATTGCCGCAGGATCGGGCGAAGCCATGCGCAAGCCGGGTGCTCCCGGCGCTCCTACTGCCAAAGCGTTTAAGCAGTCTGCAAAGTAAGCCATGACAACCTCCGGCACCGCTACGTTTAACATGGATCTTAATGAGATCGTCGAGGAAGCGATGGCGCGGTGTGGCGCAGAAATGCGCACGGGCTGGGATTTGCGTACTGCACGAAATTCATTAAACCTTATGCTCATTGATTGGGCGTCGAGGGGAATAAATTTATGGTGCATTGAGCAAGGCTCACAAGTCCTAACCCCCGGTACAAATACATACACCCTCCCTGCCGACACGGTAGATTTGCTGGAGCATGTGATTCGCACGGGCGCGGGGAATGTCTCCACGCAGACAGACCTGACCATTACGCGGATCAGCGTTTCAACGTACTCCAGCATCCCGAACAAGCTCCAGTCCGCAAGGCCGATTCAGATCTGGATCAACCGCCAAGGCCCTGCTCCGCAGTTCACGGTGTGGCCCACGCCTGACAATTCTCAGACCTACACGCTGGTGTACTGGCGCTTGCGCAGGATGCAGGATGCTGGTGCCGGTGGCACGTACACGCAGGACATCCCGTTCCGCTTCTTGAACGCGCTGGTAGCAGGTCTTGCGTACTACCTGTCCATGAAGATTCCAGGCGCGATGGAAAGGATGCAGGTATTGAAGGCTCAATACGATGAGGCGTGGGACCTCGCCAGTTCCGAGGACCGTGAGAAGGCAGCGGTTCGCTTTATCCCAAGGCAGTTTTTTATTTCGTAAACTATGCCGCACAAAGATCCTGAAGCACGGAAAGCATACGTAAAGGCGTATGCGGAAAAACGTCGCTTGGAACTAAATGCGTATCGTAAAGAGTGGAAGGCCGCTAATAAAGACAAGATGGCTGTGTACGACAAAAAGTACAAAGAAAAGAAAGGCGAGGCTTTTGCACTGGAACAAAGATTGCGTACAGCTAAATGGCGTGAGCAAAATTTGGAAAAAGTACGGGTTTCCAACAGAGAGCGCGCAGCTAAAAAGCGTGCGCAACAGCCTGAAAAAATTAAAGCGGCAAAAAAACTGTATGCCCAAAGAAACAGAGCTGTACTTAACGCCGCAGCAGCACGAAGGAAAGCGGCTAAGTTGAAACGTACCCCAAAGTGGCTTACAAAGTTTGACAAGCTAAAGATTAAGTGTGTTTACTCAATAGCAGCAATGCTTACTCGTGTAAACAATGAGCCGTGGCATGTAGACCATATCATTCCGTTGCAAGGAGATTTTGTCTCCGGTTTGCATACGCCTTCAAATTTGCAAGTTATGCTCGGCGTTGAAAACGTACGCAAGCATAAGAAGTTTGAGGTAGTGCATGGCTAACAGGTTTGCAAACGGCGCTAAAGCATGGGGCGTATGCGACCGTTGCGGGTTCCGTTTTGATCTCAAGAAGCTAAAGAACGAAGTAGTCAAGACAAAACAAACGCAGATTCGTTCGTGCCCAGCATGTTGGAGTCCCGACCACCCCCAACTTCAATTGGGCATGTATGAAATTTCCGACCCCCAGGCCATCCGTGATCCAAGACCAGACACGAACACATGGTACGCATCAGGAACGAATGGGCTGCAAACCTCTCCTACCTCCGGAACTGGGCCTGACCAAGAGGGTTTCCCGGGTGAGGGCAGCAGAACAATTCAGTGGGGCTGGAACCCTATTGGTGGCTCACAAAGTTTTGATGATGGGCTAACCCCCAATTGGTTGACTTCCCCAGGGGAAGTTGGTACGGTGACGGTCGTTGTGACCTGAAGGAGCGATGATGAAAGATGTTCACAAGCACGAGAAGGCAATGCACCCCGACAAGCCGCTGACCAAGTTGGCAAAGGGCGGCAAAGCCTACAAAAAGGGCGGTCCCACCACTGATGACCGCATGAAGATGGGGCGCAATATGTCCCGCGCCATGAACCAAAAGTCGGGGTGAAGCATGGGCAAGATCACAAAACTGCCGCCCGCCAAGCAGGCATACCCGCAGGAAGCGGAAAACCCGCGTGACCTCTGCATGGTGGTGGGCAACATCTCCAAGCATCCTGCTCCTGCGGCCAAGACCTCGGGCATCAAGATGCGTGGTACTGGCGCTGCGACGAAGGGCACGATGGCCCGTGGGCCGATGGCGTAAGACATGAACTACACCGAGTTGAAGACCGCCGTTGAAGATAGTACGGAAAATACGTTTTCCGCGACGGACTTCGCGCTTCTGACAAAATTGTCAGAGCAAAAAATCTACAACTCGGTGCAGCTTCCCAACCTGCGGAAAACGTCAAATTTAACGCTGACCATTGGCAACCCGCTGCTTGCGGTGCCTTCTGATTTCCTGTCGGCATTCTCATTTGGCGTGACTTCAGGAACGACGTTCAGTTTTCTGCTGAACAAGGATGTGAACTTCATCCGGGAGTCTTTCCCCAACGCTGCCACGACGGGCACTCCGCAGTATTACGCGCTGTACGGTACGCAGACAGGGACTCCGAAGATTCAGTCTTTCCTGCTGGGGCCGACGCCCGGTGCGGCGCTGACGGCGGAACTGAACTACTTCTACTACCCTGAGAGCATCGTTACCGCTTCGACCACTTGGCTGGGTGACAACTTTGACTCTGTGCTGTTCAACGCAGTGATGGTGGAAGCAGCGCGGTTCATGAAGCAAGAGCAGGATATTGTGGCGATGTACAACGATCAGTACGTCCAGTCACTGACGCTGCTGAAGAACCTTGGTGACGGAAAAGATCGCCAGGATAGTTATCGTTCCGGGCAGGTCAGAACAAAGGTGATTTAAGTGTTGATCCAATGCGTCACCAATTCGTTCAGATCGGAGATGCTTCAGGCAATCCACGATCTCAGCACTGACACGCTCAAGTTGGCGCTCTACACGGGCTCTGCCAACCTGTACCCCACGACGACGGTTTACACCACGACGGATGAAGTTGTGGCGTCAGGCTACACCGCTGGTGGAGAAGTTTTGACGGGCGTGACGATTGCCACGGGTACTGCTTCAACCACAGAGCCTGCTGTCGTTTACATCACGTTTAACAACCCTTCGTGGACCGCTGCGTTCACCGCTCGGGGCGGGCTGATCTACAACGCCAGCAAGGCGAATCGGTCAGTTGCCATCATTGACTTTGGTTCGGACAAGACTTCGACCACCACGTTCACTGTGCAAATGCCCGCGAACACCGCGACGGCAGCGCTGCTTCGTTTTCCTTGAGGTAATTCCATGCCATCGTCATATACCACCAGTCTTCGCCTGACGCTTCCTGCTACGGGCGAACTTGGAGGCCAGTGGGGCAACACCGTAAACACAGGCATTACAGAACTTCTGGATGCAGCGGTTGCGGGTACGGCGACAATTTCTACCTGGGGTGGCCCTGGGGTTTCGTACACCCTGAGCAACAATTCTGGCACTGCGGATGAAGCCCGCAAGATGTTCATCGTGGCAACGGGCACGCCTGGGGAAGCCAAGAACGTCATTTGCCCTGCTGTGAGCAAGATGTACGTGTTCAGGAATGACACGACTGGTGGGTATGCGCTGACGCTGAAAACCTCTGGCGGTACGGGTGTGTCCGTGCCTGCGGGCCAGTACAAGTTCCTGTACTGCGATGGGACCAATGTGGTGGAGGCGGTGAACTCCCTTGGCCCTGTGGCCGCGCTATCGACCTCGCAGGCGGTGTTTACGGACGGCTCCAAGAACTTGGTGTCCAACCCGATTACGGGCACGGGCAACGTGGTCATGTCGGCAAGCCCGACGCTGACAGGCACGGTCGCTGGTGCTTCATTGCAGTTGTCGTCGCTGACCTCTGGGCGGGTAACTTACGCGGGCGCTTCGGGGCTGTTGCAAGACTCCACCAACCTGACGTTCGATGGGACGGCGCTGACCTTGGGTGGGAACCCAACGCTTTCAGCGGGCACCGCCAACGGCGTCCTGTACCTCAACGGCAGCAAGGTAGCGACGAGCGGGAGTGCGCTGACGTTTGATGGGAATACGCTGGCAGTAAGCCGCAACGCAAGCTCTGCAACGATAGACATTAATGCTTCGGATACTACATCCACTTCGTATCTGCGGCTGCAAGACTTTGGCACTACTCGCGCTTGGTTTGCAAGTTACCGTGACGGCTCAGGGAAAACAGAACTTCTTGGCAACGGATTTTTGCAGTTTTCGCTTGGCGGCGGCGCTTCTCCTTCCGAACAAATGTGCCTCACCAGCACCGGGCTGGGGATTGGGATGAGTTCGCCGGGGTACAAACTGGATGTAACCAAAGACGCCAACTCTTTTACTGGCGCACGTTTTAGAAACAACGATTCAGGCTCAAGTGCTTATTCGGGCGTTGTAGTTAACGCTTTTGGCAATAGTTGGGCCATGCGGATGGGGTCAACTGCCGCAAACAGCAATGCACTTCAATTTGTACAGGACGCACTTGGCACACCTGTAGTGAGGGCAACGCTGGATACCTCCGGCAACGTCATTGCAGGAGGCTCGGTAGCACTCGCCACCACCGCTACAGACGGCTTCCTCTACGTTCCCACTTGTGCGGGAACTCCGACCGGCGTGCCCACTGCCATCACGGGCATGGCACCCATCGTGGTCAACACCACGAACAACAAGCTGTACTTCTACTCTGGCGGCGCTTGGCGTGACGCTGGACCCTAACCCCTGAAAGGAAAAATCATGCAATGGAAAATCAGTAGTTTGGACCACACTCTTCCCGAGTGCTGCGTAACCACTGCCCACTGGCGTGTATCAAAGACCGACGGCGCAGCCACAGGCAGCGTCTACGGCAAGATCTCGTTGCCCCACAAGGATCACGACGCCCCCGACTTCATTCCCTACGACCAACTCACCGAGGCGCAAGTCGTGGAGTGGGTCAAGGACGAGATGGGGGCGAACCAAGTCGCTGCGTACGAGGCCGCAGTGCAAGGGCAAATTGACGCTCAAGTCAACCCCACCAGCGCCGCTGGCGTGCCATGGTCATCCGCCCAGCAAGCGGCCTGACGGCTTGGGTGCTGCGCCGCACCGGCTTTGGTGGGGTCACCTTGCCGTGGGGCATTCGCATATTGCCTGAGCGGTTGCATGACGAGCCCCTGCGGCGGCATGAACTGGAACATGCGCGGCAGATTGAGCAGTACGGCGTGATCGGCTTTTACGCTCGGTATGCGTGGTACACGCTGCGCCACGGTTACCGCAACAACCCGCTTGAAGTTCAAGCACGAACCAAGGAGTAAACACATGAACCCCAACACCAAAATTGAACTCACCCTGGGCCTTGTGAACGGCATCCTGGGCTACCTCGGCACCCGTCCCTACGGCGAAGTGTTCCAGATCGTGCAGGAGATCCAAACGCAAGCCGCCCCGCAGGTGCCCACCCCGGACCCGGCCACCGAACCCGTGAGCAACTAACATGCTTGACATCCTCGGTGGGGGCCTGCTGGGCTCCATCTTCGGAGGGCTGTTCCGGCTGGCCCCTGAGGTGCTGAAGTTCTTGGACCGCAAGAACGAGCGTCTGCACGAACTCAAAATGTTCGAACAGCAGTGCCAACTGGAAAGCATGCGCGGGGCGCAGAAGTTGCAGGAGATTGGCGCTCAGCACGGTATGGCCGTGGATGTTGGCGTGTTGGACGCGTTCAAGTCAGCGCTGGACCAGCAGACCGAGATGGTCAAGGTCGCAGGCGGCTGGGTCGCTTCGCTCAGCGCTTCGGTGCGCCCGGTGGTCACCTACTGGATTCTGTTCATCTGGTCGTTCGTGCACATCTGGTTTGCCTGGAACGCTTGGCTGCAAGGCATGCCGCCAGTGGAAGTGTTCAAGACCGCCATGTCGCCTGACTTCTCAGCGCTGGTGGCGGGGACGATTAACTTCTGGTTCCTTGACAGGGCCTTGAAAGCGCGGGGGCTTGCGTGAATCTCGACTTGGCCGTTGCGCTGTGCAAGCAGTTTGAGGGACTGCATCGGGTCGGCAAGGACGGCCTGATCTACCCTTACGTCTGCCCCGCAGGCTACCCCACCATTGGCTGGGGCACGGTTTACAAGCCGTCGGGCAAGAAGGTGACGATGGAAGACCCGCCCATCACCCGTGAAATTGCGGACGCGTGGCTCATGGATGAACTCCAGCGGGTGTGCGCTTCGGCAGTGGTGCGGCAATGCCCTGAGTTGTTTGCCTGGAGCCTCACCAACGGCAACTGGCGTGCCTTCTGCGCCATCGCAGACTTCACCTACAACCTGGGGACAGGTAGACTCCAGACCTCCACCCTGCGGCGCAAGCTCCGCGCACTTGACTGGGAAGGTGCCAAGGAGCAACTGGCGCTGTGGGTGCGCGGTGGGGGCAAAGTACTGCCCGGACTTGTGAAGCGTCGTGCCGCAGAAGCGAAACTGTTGGGGTAAGCCGTGCCACTCAAAAAGATACAACTTAAACCCGGCGTAAATCGAGAAAACACTCGATATACCACAGAAGGGGGGTGGTATGAATGCGACAAAGTACGCTTCCGTTACGGCACACCTGAAAAGATTGGCGGTTGGGATCAGTTATCCAACTTTGCTACGTTTCAGGGGGTAGGCCGCACGCTGTGGCCGTGGTCTTCATTACTTGGGTTGGGAACCAACCTCAAGTTTTACATCATGTATGGGGCGGCGTACTTTGACATCACGCCCATTCGCACCACCACCGCAGCGGGGGACATCACTTTTGCTGCTACCAACGGCATCGCAACCATCACGGCAACCGACGTAGCGCACGGTGGCACAACAGGAGACTTTGTTACCTTCAGCGGAGCAGTCAGTCTTGGTGGGAATATCACCGCTACGGTGCTGAATCAGGAGTACCAGATTACGGTGCTCACGGCAGATACGTACACCTTCACCGCTACTGCTACTGCAAACGCATCTGATGTCGGTAATGGCGGCGCTTCTGTCGTCGGCGCGTATCAAGTCAACGTAGGTCCGGCCATCCAGACGCCGCTGTCAGGCTGGGGCGCAGGCCCGTGGGGCTCGGGCACCTGGGGGATTGGCTCCACATCGTTGGAATCCCTGCGGGTGTGGAACCAGCAAAACTTTGGTGAAGACCTGATCTTTGGGCCTCGTGACGGCCCGATGTACTACTGGGACAACTCCCTTGGCCTGTCCACCCGTGGCGTAAACCTGACTTCTTTGTCGGGCGCTACCGATGTACCTACGGTGCAGCGGGCCATGATGGTGTCTGACGCCTCGCGCTTTGTCTTAGCTTTTGGGTGCAATGACTACAATTCTGCCAATCAAAATTTGATGCTCATCCGGTGGTCGGATCAGGAAAGCGCGGTCAACTGGACTCCCGCAGCGACCAACCAAGCAGGAAGTCTGCAACTGTCGCACGGCTCAGAGATTGTTGGTGTGTTGCAGGTACGGCAGGAGATTCTTGTCTGGACTGATATTGCCCTGTACTCGCTTCAGTACCTCGGGCCTCCAATTGTGTGGGGCTCACAAATCCTTGCCGACAACGTTACGATTATCAGCGACCGTGCCATGACCACCGCTGCGGGGGTCACCTATTGGATGGGGCAGGACAAGTTTTACGTCTACGATGGGCGCGTTCAAACGCTTCCTTGTGATCTGCGGCAGTACGTGTTCGGTGACATTAACTCCACTCAGCCCGAGCAAATTTTTGCGTCAACGGTTGAGCAGTTTAATGAAGTGTGGTGGTTTTACTGCTCTGCGGACAACAACACTTCGTCGCCTGATCGGTATGTGGTTTACAACTACACCGAGAAAATTTGGTACTACGGTACGATGGATCGCACTGCTTGGCTGGATGCCAGCATCATCAGCCAGTACCCAATCTCTGCCTCGGATGGTCAGTTGTTGTACCAAGAGTCGGGTGTAGATGACAACTCCACAGGAACACCTGCGGCAATTGAAGCCTACATCACCTCGTCTGAATTTGACATTGACGACGGGCACAACTTTGCGTTTGTGTGGCGGGTGCTGCCTGACATCACGTTCCGGGGGTCCACAGCAAACAACCCCAGCGCCACTTTGACGCTTCTGCCTTTGCAGAACTCAGGCTCAGGCTACAACAACCCTGCCTCTTTGGGCGGATCAGACAACGGCGCAATCGTGCGCTCGGCAACGGTCCCGGTGGAGCAGTTCACGGGACAGGTGAATATCCGCATTCGTGGACGCCAGATGGCGATGAAGATCGCATCCGATGGCGTAGGGGTTGCATGGCAGTTGGGCTCACCACGAATTGACCTGCGTCCTGATGGGCGTAAATCCTGATGCCGTTCCTCACCACACTCATCAAGCGGTTCACCGCCCCGGCGCTACCTAACGCCACGCAGGAGTACGACCAGAGATACTTTGACAAGTTCAACTCCATCCTGCGTCTGTACTTCAACCAGCTTGATCAACTTCTGGGGCAACTTGTGTCTACCTCCTCAACTGTTCCAGTTTCAATCGGCGGGACAAACGTAGATGCGTTCGGCCGCCTGCGGACAAGCTCTCCCTACACGCTGTTTGATTCTCAAAATCGTTACGAGAAGAACGATCTGTTTAGCGAGACCACCGCTACAGGCGGCACGGTCACATATGACGCCAATGCAAGCACAGTTGAACTAAACGTCACAGCTACTTCAGGTAGCGAGGTTGTACGGCAAAGTTACCGCTCGTTCTCGTATCAGCCCGGTAAGGGCCTATTGGTGTTCAACACCTTTGTGATGGGCGCGGCCAAGACCGATCTGCGTATGCGGGTCGGTTACTTCAACACACAGAACGGCGTGTTCCTTGAGCGCTCTGGAACGGACATCAAGATTGTTCGCAGGACTTACACCTCGGGCGCTGCGGTGGACAACCCTGTCCTTCAGGCAAACTGGAACGGCGACAAACTTGACGGGACCGGAGACTCTGCGATCACCCTTGATTTGACCAAAGCCCAGATCCTTTGGATGGACTTTGAATGGCTGGGGGTGGGATCTGTCCGGGTGGGGTTCGTGATTGATGGGCAGTTCATCGTCTGCCACACCTTTGAGAACGCGAACAACCTGACCTCGGTCTACATGACCACCGCTATCCTGCCGGTGCGCTACGAGGTCACAAACCTCAACACAACGGCATCGGCCAGCACCTTTAAGCAAGTTTGCTCATCGGTCATCTCCGAGGGCGGATACGAGAAGAAGGTTGCGCCGTTTGTGGCCCGCATGACCACGGTCAACTCAAGCATCGGCACAAGTTTTGTCCCCTTGGTTTCGATTCGCTTGGCATCAGGCAGGACTGGCGCAGTTGTCATTCCTGATGGATACTCCGTGCTACCGACCTCTTCAGGTTCAACGACCTTTGAGATCGTGCTTGTCAAGAACCCGACCCTCACAGGAGCCTCCTGGGGCGCAACGGACTCCAACAATGTCGAGCGCGATCTGTCAGCAACGTCCTTCACAGGTGGGACGATCATTGAGTCTCAGTACGTCTTGTCCTCAAACCAAGCGCGGGCGCTGGTTACGGGCGGGTCGGATTACAACTGGGACTTGCAACTCGGTGCCACCATCGGCGGAACGAGTGATATCTACACCGTGGCTGCGCGGACAACGAGCGGTACGCAGAACGCTATCGCCAGTTTCTCTTTCTGGGATCTGACGTAATGGCAGCGCCTCTTTACACAACACTTACTTCTGGCTCATCTGCTGGTGATATTGCTGCTGCGTACAACGATTTCATTTCTGGACGCGGTGGTGACACGCAGGCCAATCAAGCAGAAGCAATTAATTTTCTGCAAGGGCTTGGCATAACATCTGGAACGATTGACTCTGCGTACGATATATACAAGTCATCATTTGGGGCTCCTGCCCCTACTGCGGCCCCTGCTCCGCCTCCTACCGATGCACCTGCCTATCAAGCCCCCGCCTATCAGGAACCGACTTACCAAGACTACTACGACATAGACAGGTATCAACCGGAGACAAACTGGGACTACATCACTAACGTAGTCAACCCCACACTTGCTCCCACACCTGCTCCGACCCCGGCACCTACGGCGGCACCAACTGCCGCTCCAACTAGTCCGCAATTTGTATTTGCTGAAAACGCAGATCAGTTAGGTTTTTGGTCTCAGCCCGCAAGTTCTGAGACGGGAGAAGCCGCAAGTTGGCAACCAGGAGATGGTCAATGGCTACAAGAGACGCAAGCGGGCCTTCCAGCAGGGTTTAAGGCTGCGGTAAAACAAACTCCAGGAGATGGATACACCGATACAACATACGCAATTTTTGGGCCTGACGGCAAAAAAGTACAAGAACAAACAGTCAGGTATGAGCAGCAAGGACTTGGGGGCCTGCTTCGGGAAAGCGCAAAAGATCTTGCGCCATTGGCGCTTATGGCGCTTGGTATGCCAGGGGCAGAAAGCCTTGGTGCAACGCTAGGTTCTTCAGTTGCCAACACCCTTGGTATTCAAGGACTTAGTGCGGCACAAACGGCGGCTCTTGGGTCAGCGGTAGGCGGTGCGGGTGTAGGGTTGGCGCAAGGCCAAGACCCGTTGGATGTGCTGAAAACTGCGGCGGGATCGTATTTGGGCTCCACACTGAGCAGCCTTGCGCCCACCAATATCACTGGTGTGCCTGTTGTGGATAAAGCACTGTCCGCCGCAGCGTCATCAGGGATAAAAGCAGCGGTAACTGGCGGCGATGCTGGGCAAGCGCTGATGAGTTCGTTGACCGGCTCGTTGACTGGCGCAGCAAGCAATACCGTAGCAGATGTGCTTGGGATCGACCCAAAACTTCTGAATGCAGGCATATCGCTTGTACAGGCAGGAGAAAACCCACAGGCGATCTTCAATGCTATTGTCGGTACAGCAAAAGCAACGGGTATTGATAAGCCAGCAACCAAAGTTGCAGAAGCAGGACAAGGATCACAGGACTTTTACACAGCGTTGCTAGATGCTTTTGGTCAGCCACAAGATACTGGCGTTGATTCCGGTACGCAATATGCTTCGTCAGAGCCTATTGTTGTCAGCGGCGTGCCTATTGGTGCGTGGAATGCCTCAAAGATTGCACCGGACTTTGTAGCGCCCGCTGGCACACGTTTGGCTACCGTTGAAGAGTTTGAAAGTGGCGCTGCTAAGTACGATGCAGAGCGTGATGCGTGGCTCATGCCTACAACGAATACTATTCGTGATATTGGCAATGTCACCAAAATTGACCCCTCGACTGAGTTGACACTTTTATCTGGCATGACTCCAGAGGGTTTTTATCTGGAAGATACAGATGCAACTTTGAACGATATTCTGTCTAGTGTTCAGCCGACAGATCAACCTTTGCTGCAAACAGATCAATCGGATCTTGATGCGCTGTTGAATGCTGCGGCCAATATGGGTGCTTCAACCGGAGCGCCTGCCGACCAAGTTATCACAACAACGGGGCGGAAAGACAACCTAGAAATTGATCCGTGGTTGCAACCGTTTGTTAGCGATCCACGGTATGTTCAAGTAACTGAAGGCGAAGTTCAGCAGATTCCTGTTACTGGAACAAAACTGAAAGAAGATGGAGTAGTCATACCGGAATGGGACATTCTTTCTGAGCCTGTACCAACCCCGGCTCCGACTCCCGCCCCAACACCGGCCCCAACACCGGCACCGACCCCTGCTCCAACTCCGGCACCCACGCCTACCCCGACTCCCGCACCAACTGCTGCACCAACCGCTGCCCCAACACCGGCCCCGACACCTGCACCTACTCCTGCGCCCATTGCGCCACCACCCGGAGTAATTGAAGGGCCGTCAACTATTGAAGTGACTGGAACTCGGCCAACGCCTGAGCCCACGTTGCCTCCCGTCACTCCTGAACCTACGCCAGCCCCAACACCGGCCCCGACACCCGCTCCCACTCCTGCGCCTACGCCCGCTCCGACACCGGCACCCACTCCGGCCCCCACACCGGCACCAACTCCGGCACCCACGCCAAGGCCCACACCGAAGCCCACAGCGGCACCGTCTCCGCAGATAATCCAAACAGGGGCACCAGGGGGGCCAACCGTCCACAACCCCATCATGGCGCAGGTGGACCCGTATGACTTAGACAGGTTGTTCTCACTGCTACCCAGAGAAACGACCTTGGAAGAACTGATGCAAATCATCCAGGCGGGTAACCGCCGTAGGAGTTAAAAATGTCTATTACGTGGGATTCCGTATCCGAAGAGTGGATTGATAGCGGTGAAAACTCCGAAGGGTATACAGGAGAAAGCCAGCAAACTTGGGTTTTCCCCCCAGGCGACAGCAACATTTCTGACTACGTTGTCACGGATACCGGCCTAATTCAAAGCCCTGGTGGAGATTTCGGCACGTTCAAGAACGGCACTTGGACTCCGTACACTGGCGGAGATATTGACACGTTTCTGTCTGGCTCATCGGCCCCAACAGGTGTAGCTCGCACTGCTGCCCAAAAAGCCAGTCAGTACATCAAAAAACTCTTCACTGGTGAAGGCTCAATGGCTGACTACGGCACTGCCATCGCGGGCCTCATGGGCTTGTACGAGCAGATGAACAAGGACCGCTCCCCCAAGATGTGGGAGGGCAAGGTTGAAAAGACGCCGTACACCGCTCCAACGGTCACGCCCCAGTACCAAGCGGCAATCCAGCAGCGCCCCTACGGTGAGCGCCTGATGGGGATGAACCCGTTCAGTTACACGGGCGGGATCGCCGCTGCGCCTGTTGCGCCGACGAAGTCAATCTTTGCTGCTCCTCCTGAAGCAAAGCCTGATGAAACACCAGTAACCACAATGCCTGTGGCGCAGGAGCCTACGCCCGCTTCTGGAGTATCAAAATTGTTGCCCGTGCCTGAAAATTACACTGCTGCCGCTGAAGGTGGACTGATGGGTTTTGCCCGTGGCGGTGCGATGCCGCCGCGCTATCTTCGTGGCAAAACTGATGGCATGGCAGACAAGATCCCGAGTAACATCGACGGCGTCCAACCTGCCAAACTGAGCCACGGAGAGTTCGTGATTCCTGCTGATGTCGTCTCCCATCTTGGCAACGGGAACTCCGATGCCGGGGCAAAGGTTCTGTACAAGATGATGGACCGTGTCCGTCAAGCACGTACCGGCACCAAGAAGCAGGGCAAGCAGATCAACCCCGAGAAATTTACGCCCGGTGGAATCGCTGGATATGCCGGTGGTGGAGCGGTTGCTTTCCAAACAGGGGGTAGTGCGGTCAACGCAACAGGAACTGGTGGAACGCTTACGGGCGGCTTGTCTCCTTACATTGGCGACTACGTTGCCGGTCCCCAAGGCTATCTCAGCAAGGCTTGGGGGCTAAGTGAAAAGCCGTATGAAGCCTACCAAGGCCCCTTGACCGCTGGGCTTGCGCCCCTTCAACAGCAGGCGCTTGGTGACTACGGCAACCTGCAAGTTCCCGGCGCAATGGGCGCAGCTACTCAGACTGCGGGGGATGTAGCCGGTAAATTTGGCAGCATGTCTTACAACCCTGTGGGAAGTATGTTTAACGCCCAGCAGGCACAGGCGTACATGAACCCGTACTTGCAGGCTGCGCTTGACCCGCAACTCAAGGAACTGACGCGGCAGTCAGACATCACTCGGATGGGGGATGCTGCACGGCTTGCTGGTGCTGGGGCTTACGGCGGTTCTCGACAAGCCATCATGGAAGCCGAAGGCCGCAGGAATCTGTTGAGCAAGCAGGCAGATGTTCTGGGCACTGGATACGCAACGGCCTACGACAAGGCCATGCAGCAGTTCAACGCAGACCAAGCCCGCAAGATTGGTGAAGCGCAGTACGGCGCTGACTACGGCATGAAGGCTTTGCAGAGTCAACTGGGCGCAGCGCAAGCGCAAAGCGGCCTCGCGCAGTCTGAATTTGATCTTGGTTTGAAGGGCTTGGCTGCGCAAATGAGTGCTGGCGATGTGCAGCGCGGAGCGGAGAAGGAATCCGTAGAGGCTGGTATCCGCCAGTGGCAAGAAGCCCAGAAGTATCCATATGAGCAGTTGAAGTTTGCTCAGAGCATGATCCAGGGTTTGCCTGTTTCAACCAGTACGACCACGCCGACGACTTCGATGTTCAGTGACCTGACACAAGGAATCGGCGGGCTACTGGGCCTGTATCAGCAATTGAGCAAGGTTGGTGGTTGATCATGATGCAAACACAAACTCAAGTTCCGCCCGCTCTTCAAGTGCTGATGAGCATGGGTGCGCAACCCACTGCTCCCGGCCCGATGGGGCAACCTATCCCTACGATTGCTTCACAAAAGGTAGAACAACAAGCACAAGGGCTTGAGGCTCTGATGCCGGGTGTTCGCCAGCAAGCGATGCAAAGCGCACAGGCAGCGCAGCCTGTTACCCAGGCGCAACTTCAGCAAGCACTGCAACAGAGAGAACCTGTGATGGCGGCAGAAGGTGGGCTGATGCAGTTGCCTGCGCATAACATGCGGTTTGCCGAAGGCGGTGTGATTGGGTATGCAGAAGGAGGTACGCCAAGAACGTATGGTTATGCGCCTGACTACGAAGATGCTAGGCGCATGGGCATAAATTTGAGCCCGTACGACTCGCCGGAAGTTCGCAGAGAAAAACTTGAGCGCCTGCAAAAGATGCGAGAGTTTGAAGCGTCTCCAGATCGCGGTGTTGCCATTCCTACAGAAGCAAGCCAAGCAAACGAACAGGCATTGTCTCAAGCATTTAGCCCTGCTGCACAGCAAGCAAGAATGCGGGATATGCCGCAGCGTCCTGCGCAATCGGTGTCGTTGCCTAAAGCACAACCGCAACGCACAGGTATTGCTGCTGTTAGCCCCACCCGAACCCAACCCCGTGCAGAACCTTCCGCACCAGTAGAGATGCTTCCTGACACCCGCGAATCCACAGCGGTGAATCCGTCAGAGGCAGCGTTGATGTACGCAAAAACACAAGGGGCGATCAAAGATCTTGGTGAGCGCTTGAGCAAACCTCGTGAAGAGTCACAGCAAGAAAAAGACTACCGTGCCGCCATGATGGGCGAGTACCAGCGCGGCTTGGGTTCGCTTGCTTCTTCGGAAGAACGGTTTGAGAAAGCCAAGCAAGAACGTCTTGCATCTCAACAAGGCAGAGGCTTGAGTGATCTTGCTTCCTTCCTTGCTCGCGCTGGCGGGGCTGGGTCGCTGTTTGGCGGGCTTGGCAAAGCACAGATTGGCATGGAGCCAATTTTGTCAGCGCGGGCTCAAGAGGAACAGAAGTTCCGTGAACAAGAATTGATGTTTAAGGACAAGTTGGATGAGCGCCGGGGTATTGTGGAGAACCTGAAACTCTCTACGATGCGCAATGATGCAGAGGCTCAACGCGCATGGGCTAATGAGTTGCGTAAGAACGATGCCGAAATGGCAAGACTTGGCATCACGCTTGGCACTGAGCGGATGAAAGAGTTGTCTACTGGTGAGCGTGAAGCAGCGAAGACTTCTGCCCAAGCCAAGGAAGGCGAACTCAATCGCGCAAATACCATTGAAGTTGAGCGTATGCGCCGCGCCACTGCTGATCGGCCTGGAGAGACGGAGCGCATCTTCAACAAGTTCAACGAACTCAAGGCCAAAGATCCTGCGGCGGCAGAGCAGTATCTGCAAAGCATTGAGCGCATCAAGGGGCTTGGTCGTGGCGTAGAGGAAAAGGCAGAGTTTGCGCGATTGCGGCAACAGGCTACCATGCTTCAGAATGAACTGAAGGCAGCAATGGAAACTGATCCACTTGGCAAATCGCCACGGATTGCAGATCTTCGCGCTAAGTTGGACGGGATCTACAAGCAGCTTGGTGGAGAATCCGCTCCTGCTGCTGGCAAAACCATGTCAATGGCTGACGTTCAAGCAACTGCCAAGGCAAGTGGTAAGACTGTTGATGAAGTGAAGAAGGCCGCTGCTGCTGCTGGTTACACCGTTCAATAAGAGGTATACATGGCTGGACGCGACTTCAGCGCTGAACTGTTTGGGCCTTCAGCGGGGCGAGACTTTAGTGCTGAGTTGTTCGGGGCTAAGCCACCTGAGAAACAAAGCGCCTTCCGTCAGATTGCAGACGTACCTCTCGGCATAGCCAAGGGTGCTGTCCAAGGTGTCCGCATGATTGCGGATGCTTTCGGTGCTGGGTCTGATACATCCAACACCATCAAGTCAGCAGAGACGTACCTTGCTGATCTGATGTCGGCCCAGGCTAAGAACGACCAGCAGGAAATCTCGCGCATCATGAAGGATGCCGAGGACAAGGGCGTGCTGGATCAGGTAAAGGCAGGTATCAAGGCGTTCACTGTCGCACCTGTAGATACGCTGTCCAGTGCTTTGGGGACTGCTGCGCCTGTTATCGCTGGCGCTCTTGGGGCCAAAATTCTCGGTGCGGGTGCGTTGGTATCAACAGGGGTGAGTGCCCTGACTGGTGCCGGTATGGGCGCTGGCGTGGTCAAGGGTTCTATCTACGAAGAGACAAAACGCACACTGAAAGAAGCAGGCGCTTCTGAGCAGGACGCAGAGGCTCGTGCAAAACTTGCACAAGAGTACGGCGGCAAGAACCTTGACCAAATTTTGCTGGGCACGGTGCTAGGTGGTGCTGCTGCTGTTGGTCCTTTGGAAAAGGGTGCAGCGGGTATTCTTGCCCGCAGGATTCTTGGCAAGACCGAAGGTGCTGAGACTGTTGCGGAGCAAGCGGCCAAAGGTGCTGTGCGTAGGCGCTTGGAAGCCGGTGCGCTGGAAGCGGTGCCTGAAGCGGTGCAAGCAGGGCAAGAGCAAGTAGCACAGAACATCGCTCTTCAACGGGAAGGGTTTGATGTACCTACGTTCCGTGGTGCGTTTAGTTCTGCTACGTTGGAAGGTCTTGCTGGTGCTGGGCTTGGTGCTGCGGTTGGTGGTGGTAAGCCTGCTGCTGCCCCCGAGGTGCCGCCTGTTCCGCCTGTAGCTCCGCCTCCTGTAGCCCCGCCTCCTGCTGCGCCCGAGGCAGAAGCGCCTGTTGCGGCTCCGCCTGTTCCGCCTGCCGGTCCTACGCCAGAAGAATTGGCACGCATTCAAGATGAGCATGAGACTGCCATCATCGAAGGTCTGATTGCCCAAGACGTTGAAATGGCGCGGGCGAAGCAGCTTGCAGAACAACGCGCTCAAGAACAAAGCGAAGCAGAGTTCCTTGAGTCTGGCATCAAAGAAACTGACCGCCGTGTCCGCGAAGGCCGCATCTTTGCCCGCGTGCAGGATTTGATTGACCGCAACATCCCGTTTGCCAGCACGGCCATCAATGACATCAACCAAAAATTTGGTGTCATCAACGAAGCCCCGCTGACCGAGGAAGAGCGGGCGCGTGTAGAAAACATCATGGGCATGGTGAGCACGTTCACTAATTTTGTGAATTTGCCTGTGCTTGCGCCTAAGCCTATGGACCCGTTTGCTGAGAACCAGCAGATGGAAGCCCTTATCAGAGAAAGGACAGAACGTGGACAAGCCCAGCCCGTACGAACAGCGCCTGCTGCGCCAAGCCCGAGCGTCCAAGAAACTCCCGTCAGCCAAGGAGTTGGCGAAGGTCCAGCCGTACGACCGCCGAGTGGCGTTGAGCCTAGCGTTGCGGAAGATAGTGAACTCGTAACTCCTGCTCCGGTGGTAGAAGCCGCTGCGCCTGTGGTGGAAGAGCCCTCAGTAGAAGCGCCTGCACCAAAAGTTGGTGATTTGGTAAAACTTACAGTCCCCGGCGTGGGTGGACCTATCGGTCGCGCAGGAAAGATTGAACGACTTTTGCCAAATGGTGATGTTGAGATAAGAACTCAACAAGGCGAGATTGTTAGTAAAACACCAGAACAGGTGACTGTTGTAACGCCCGCGCCTACTGCGCCCAAAGCAGAAGCGCCTACGGCAAAGCCAGCAAAAGCTGCCGCTATCCGCAAGCAGCCTAATACTGTTATGGGCTCAACCATGCTGGCCGATGTCAGCAATCGGCTTGGCGGACTTGATCTGTCTCTGTTGTCTGAGTTCTCCACAAAATTTATCACCAAGCGCAAGGACAAGTACGGTCGCCCATTGACCATGTGGCGCAACCCGATGGTTTCAGGCGTTGGCACTCTGTTCCGCAAGGGAGGCGAGAGTGACTACGTTCTGATTGCCACCATGCTAGAAGAAGCCGGATACCTTGAGCCGGGTTCTGTTGAGCGTGATTACAAAGAAGCCGGTGAACGCGCCAAGGACATGATCAAGGCGGCGCTCAACCGCGAGGAAGTTTTAACGCTTGAGCAGCAAGAAAGTCAAAGGCAAGCCGACGAAGAAGCAAACCGTCAGGCTTGGCTTGAGCAACAAGAAGAACTAAAGGCTGAGCGTGACAACGCGGCGCGTGAAGCTGGCTTGACGCCCTATGAAGGTGACTTGCTTACGGATGAAGACATTGATGTGTTTGCGCCTGCTAAGCCGCAGACAGATGAGCAATACGCAGCAGCAATGCGTGGGCTTGGATTTGACGAAACGGAGATAGCAGATGCAGTCCAAAAGAAGCAAGAGAGAGAACGTGCTCAGAAAACTGCTCCAGGCCGACCCGCAGAAGCGAGAGCGGTTCCTAAAACTGGAGAGGGCACTGAGGGGCTTGAGAGATACACCGCCGAAGAAGTAACTCGTAAACAAGAAGAAGCTGAGAAAGCCGCTGCCGAGGAAAAGAAAGCCAAGGCCGCTGAGCAAGCACGCCTGCAAAAAGAGCAGCGCGAGAAAGAAGAGAAGACTCGTGCCGATGAGTCTTCGAAGGACTTTGAGCTTGGCAAGAGCGCAGAAGAACAGATGACCGGCATGGGCGATCTGTTTAAGGGCGAGAAAAAATCTCTTGGCGGAGAGCGTGCGCAAGTACAAGCCTTTGAGCAGACCCTACGCAGTCTCCTGAACAAGTTTGGCCTGAAAGATGTGGGCCTGAAGATTCTGGACGGGATGACTGATTCCGGCTCCTATGCCGCGCAGATCGTCAAAATTGCCGCTGATGCCGCGAACCCCGTTCGGACTCTGCGCCACGAGGCCATCCACACCCTGCGAGAACTGGGCTTCTTCACTGATGCACAGTGGAAATCCCTGTCCAAGATGGCAAAGGGCAAGTGGATTGACCAGTACCTCAAGCAAAGGAACGTAGACGGCAAACCCCTGAAGGCAGGGGAAGAATCCCGGTATGACGCTTACATGCGTGAGTACAACGGGGACATGGAGAAGATCACCGAAGAAGCGGTGAGCGATGCCTTTGCTGACTTCGATGCCACGAAGCCGCCCGCTGGGATGCTTCAGGCTTTGCTCAAGCGGATGAAGGACTTGTTCCAGTCCATCAAATCTGCGCTTACGAAGGTTGAATCACCTGAGCAAATCTTTGGCAAGGTTGAGAAGGGTGAACTAAAGGAAGGAGCACGCGAGGCCAAGGGCGAAGCAAAGAGCCTGCGTGACAGGGCTACCGCTAACTTTAAGCGCTGGTTTGGTGACAGCAAAGTAGTGGATGAGAAGGGTGAGCCGCTGGTGGTGTACCACGGGACGGATGA